GGGCATGTCCACGCGGGTGTCGACTGAACTTTCGCCAGTCACGGTAGGGTCAGTATAGAAAACACACTCAGGGCAGTAAACACTACCTTCATAAGTGTGACCTACAACATCCCATGCTTTAGGTGCGTATAAGTTTGGTGCTAGTGGAGTCATGTCCACGGTAGTCCCCTTCCATCAGTTGCTACCTGCAACTTGATAAATCAATAGTAACATAGGTGTCTGACAAAGTCAAGTTGATTTAGACTTGACAAAGTTTCAAGTTTGATTTACTATGTACATAGACACACAAACATTGAAGGGAGGTCGCCGCCGTGAAGTACATCTTTACAGAAACTAAAACTTTCGTAGTTGATTCGGAACACGTCAAAGTCAATAACCCGCATGAAGCAGAAACTTTGTTTAATGCTGGCTGGGGAATTGAGTTAGATCGCTCGTGGAAGCTTTCAGAAATAAAAGCAAGTGAGTCTGAAGCGCACCTACTGGGCTGGAAATAGTCCACACAAAGATAGCCCCCCGTGCTTAGCGGGGGGTTATTTTATTGGCCGGCCCAACTAGCTCGCTTAGACTTGACAAAGTTTCAAGTTTGCTTCATAATAGATACATAAGCACAAAGGGAGGTGCAAGATGGCAAAGAATACTATTTCACTAACTTTCGACACGGACAGCAGCTTGAGTCAAGATGAAGCTGGATCACTGCTCTATTTCTTACAGAAACGTTTAAGTGACGAGCAACTGGCGATAGCTAAGTTTATCGGTCGCGAAGTTGAGATAAGTAACCTAACTGGTTACTGCACTACGCCGTGGACACCAGGCAAGTAAATACTAAAAGCTAGGCGGGGGGTAAAACCCCCGCTTTTCTTTTTGGCCAGTCAGCAGCTGGAAAAAAATAATAAGCTGCTTTCGGCGCGGCACGTTGCTTTACCCGGACGCGGCTGATAGGCTGCTCTCATGGGAACTTACGTATCTTTATTTGCCGGAGTAGGCGGTTTTGACCTTGGACTTGAAGCTGGTGGACATGTGTGTGTTGGCCAGGTTGAGATCGACAAAAAATGCCTTGCGGTATTGGAAAAGCATTGGCCTGATGTGCCAAAGCACAATGATGTAGTTACAGCAAAGGAATGGGCTAATGAGCAAAACCTCGTCGGAAAAGTTGACATTGTCTGCGGAGGATTTCCGTGTCAAGACGTTAGCGTTGCAGGAAAAAGGGCTGGGCTGGCTGGTGCCAGAACTGGACTCTTCTTCGATGCACTCTCTTTCGCAACGCACGTCCAAGCAAAAACTATCATCCTGGAAAATGTGCCAGGACTTCTATCAAGCAACCACGGACGCGATTTCGGAGTCGTCCTCACTAGCTTGGCCGACGCAGGGTATAGCGACATCGAATGGCGTGTGCTTGATTCGCAATTCTTCGGAGTCCCCCAACGCCGTCGTAGAGTCTTCGTTATCGCAAGTGCTGGAGAAGGAAGTTTCTCCGAAGTACTCACTGAGCGCCAAAGCAGCCGAGGGGATCATCCGGCGGGCGGAGCGACGCGGGAAAACATTGCCGGATCCACTGAGAAGAGCACTGATGTCAGTGGTGGAGAAGCCCGAATAGGTAGCTTTGAACTTTATACTTTCCCGAATGAAGATCGATCGCCAGCTCTTTCCGCCCGGAGAGCTAGTGACATGCTGCAGTACCCAGCTGAGTAGAAAAAAATTATGAGCTGGTTCGTGAAAACGAAGCGTGCGCAGAGCAGCACTGATGATGAAAAGTGGGTTGAAGGTGCGGTCCATCCAACTCTCAACGCATTCGATGTAGGAGATACGAGAGCCGTGGCGTTAGTTGTCTACCCAATTCAAGGAACTGTAATTGGTCGCAAGGATACGGCAGGTCCTCAAGGAAAAGGTTATGGGGATTCAAGCGACCCAATGTTTACGCTTGATACAACAGGAGGTCACGCGGTAGCTATGACAGATGACGACACGATAGTATTCCACCCTCATAGAACTGATGGCTTCCGCCTTCAGGGGGAGACAGTAAATACGCTTACAGCCTTCATGGGCACAGGAGGATTAAATACACCAATGGTCTCTACTACAGCAGTGAGGCGCATTACTCCGATGGAGTGCGAGCGCCTTCAAGGATTCCCCGACAACTGGACTGATGGACAAGCTGATTCCCATAGATACAAGCAAATGGGTAATGCAGTGACAGTCAATGTAATTGCTTGGATTGGGTCAAGATTGCCCTAACACGCCCGAAAACAAAGGGTTTGACATTGCCTTGGATTAGTGATACCTTAGAACTGTCGCTAAGGGGCGACCTTCCCCAAAGGAGAAAGACATGATTACACGTCGCGGAATTATCGTTCGCAACATTGCAATAGTGGTTGCGGTATTGGCATTCTGGGTAGTGGCTGAAAGAGTCACCACACCAGATCATTGTCAAGTACCAGCCGAGCAACTATCGCAGTCTTGTACTGACTTGCTCTACCCTTAGTAAAAGGATTCCCTGCCCCTAGATAATTTTGGAAATTTAGGGTCAGGGAACTTCTATTTCTACCTACAAGAAACACTTGGAGTAATTATGAATAAATTAAACATTGTTTGGTCAGCCGTTCTATCAGCTACCCTTGCCACCATAGGTGTATTCCTAGGGATTCTCGGACAGGGTGAGAGTGCGGTGGCGACAGGGCTTGCCTCAGTTGCTTTCGCAATACTTTCAACCAAGGAATAAGGCAGTTTGACGGGACACGCCGTCTAATTGTAGAGTTAATACAAAGACACAATGACGTAAGGAGAAATACTATGTGGCTATTTACTGAAACAGGATTTGTTAGCGCTGTCTGCAGTCCTGAGGATAAAGACATAATGAAGGTCCGTGCGCGGGACAAGAAGTCTCTGCTGGAACTTTCCGAACTCGCGGGTGTAGACATCCTTGAGTGGGACAATTGCGACTACCCGTACAGGGTCATCGTTCCTAAGAGTGTGCTAACCGCCTGGATGGTAGACATGATTGACAGGGCTGACTACGGCAACTTTAAGTCTCAGGTACAGCGTACTCGCGGTTATGACTACACCAAGCCCCTACATGAAGTCTGGGCTTCAATGCATGACGTGACTGATACGGCTGACGCTAAGAAGCGTTCACTCTACTACTACGCATCCTGAGGTAGAATTGGGTTCACACCCAAGGAACTAGGAAGGGCAGTAATGTCTGAAGATTTGAATGCGGTTGAGGAAGTTGTAGAAACTCCTGAAGCTGAAACTGAAGCCGCTGTTGTAGTTGAAGAAGCCGAGCCAGAGGCTGCGGTTGAAGAGGAAATTGCAGCAGTTGTACCGGAGAAGAAAGCTGCATCACGCGGAAAAAAATTTCAAGCTGAATCAGAAGCTGCGGCTGATGCGCCAGCTGAGCTGGAAGAAGTTGTTGAAGTTGTAGTACCAGCGCCGACACCTTCACAAGTTGCGGTTACTCCAGTTGTAACAAGCGGAGGAATGTCTCTTTCAATTAGCAACCGGAAATAATAACTCTACAAATTAGCACTCAGTCACTGCGATAAACTTGCGGTGCTGGGTGCTATTTCTTTAGTGCCGGTGTGATCAATGGAAGGACGACACCCATGACAGCAATAAATAAACTGCGACAGGTTAGCCTACGCATCATTGCGGTATTCGCTGCTTCAGGACTTTCAGTTATCGGTGCGGGTGCACTTGCTGGAGTTGAGTTATGGCAAGCGGTGTTTATGGCAGGTGTAAGCGGTGTAGCTACGGTAGTCGAAGGACTATCCCGTGCCTACCTCAAAGACGGAAACTTATCAATGGAAGAGATTGATGAAGTATTCATTGCGGTAGATAAGAAGACTGCTAAGGCGACAGGCAAGTAACCACGCAAACAAGTACGCCCCTTACCTTGCGGTAGGGGGCGTATTTTGCTTTCTGCTTAGCAACGACAGTAGTCGCTCTGGCAGTGGCAAGAATCATCTTCAAGGCTTACGGTATTCTCGTATCCACACTTCTCGCAATCAACTTCAATGTCGTTACCCATTGAACTGAAAGATGAAGTTTCAACATTGACGTTCTCGTGCTGACATTCTTTACACTCAAACGTTACGGTGTAGTCGTAACTCTCTGGGTAGTCGTAGTATCCCATTTGCTTTCTCCCTTTCCTTTACGGTATCTCTAGTATTCCACCTATGTTGGGTGTTGTCAAGTCATTGTTACGGTGTGTCAAAAAGAGAACCCCCTAGCCT